ATTTCCCCAAACTGCCAAAGAGCCCACCGAGTCCCCCCGTCACGCCAGTCAGCATACCGAGTGTGCTTGGCGGAGGTGTATAGGTTCGCGTGGTGCTATCCGTTGATGGAATACCTCGGATGAGGTTCGACATGAACTCCAACTGCTTGTACGGATAGGTCATCTCATCAATAAAGCGTTGGTAGTCTGACTCTAGCATTCTTTGTTTCAGTGCCTGCTGCTGCGCCCCCGCACCGAGTTGCGCTTGGAGGATGCCTGCTTGCTGACCGTACTGCTGCTGACCCAACTGGCCCAACTGACCTGCTGCAGCCAACTGCTGCTGAAGCCCCTGCATCCCAAGGCCCGCACCAAATTGGCGAGATTGTTCGCGTAGCTGGGCACCCTGCAGACCGTACTGAGCCCGCATCTGTGCATCCTGTGCAGCCTGCTGAACGGCCTGCTGATACGCATTCTGAAGCCCCGTCGCTTGGATCGTGCCAAGCTGTTCTCCAAGACCTCGTCGAGCCTCTGACTCTACAAGCGCCTGACGGGTGCCTCCCAAAGCGCCAGCACGGGCAGAGGCGGCGCGAAGTCCCGGGATCTGTCGGCTATAGTCCGCAATCGCCTGTCGTTTTTGTTCTTCAACGACGCCCTGCATATAAGGCGACATGTACTGATCCAAGCCGCCCGGACGTTCAAATGGAGATCGGTAATACTGTTGTCGGCGAAGCGGATCGTACTGAGCCAGATTTTGCGCTTGTAGTGCAGCAAGACCTGTAAACCCAGTGGCTTGACCGATTTGAGGTGCGACCTGCATCCGGGATATGTCGGATATTGCTTGCTGCTGAAGTGGACTTTCTCCCGCTACAAGCTGCCCCGCATAAGGCTGAAACCCGGTTTCATACTGCCCGGTAGCTGGATTGAACTTGGGAGAAGTTAGCGCGGCACCAAATCCCAGAATCTTTTCGGCGTAAGGTTGCGCCCACGCTGGGATGTTGGATGTGACTGATTCAGTTTTAGTCGGGGTTGCGTCTGCCATGTCAGTCTCCGTTAAACACGCGGCAGGTATTTGTCAGCATTAACGCGAGGGGCCTGCTTAGTTCTACCCGTCCGCGCTGCGCGAATCTGCGCCATCATCTTATACAACTTCTTGGCTCCAGCTTCCGTTGAGCCATTACCCAAGTGCGAAACGACATCAGCAGGGATGACGAACTCCCCGTCTGCCAGAGCCGCCCGCTGCACACCCTTACCGCGAATCACGGCAGGAATGTCGTCAGACATGCCATCTCCAGCACCTCGCAGAAGCTTACCACCGGCACGATATTCTGGCATCGCCGCCATACCGCCTTCGGCAAATCCGAAGTTGTAGCCGTGGGCTGGGTTAACCGCAGCGCCCATTCGGGGGTCACGGGTCAGGGAGGCGATACCACCCGCCTGATACTTCTTCTTTTTGATCTTACCTTTTCTCACAAATCCTCCTGCCGCGCCTTTTTCGTCGGGCGGTTTACCGCAGCCAAATTCCGGGTGAGGTGCATACGGTCTGCCCAAAGTATCAAAACACACATCATCAGCTTCAACAGTTACTGAAGGGCATTTATCACCAATCGCGACGACGGAACCGCCCGGACATACTTTATAGAACGATTGACCTCCAGTTGGGTCGGTGCCGTCATCACCACCCCCGCCATCACCGCCACCGCCCGGATCTCGGCGATTTTGTTCGTCAACATACGACTGAAGAATGCATCCCCCCGTGTATCCCCCTTGTGCAATTTCAGGTTGATAACCAGCAGGGCACGTGCCATCCGGCTTTTTCGGAACGCGGAGTTTTTGCTCTTCATCCGAAGTCATGCAGTACTTGGACCCGGGTTCAACCTCGACGGTACCGGCAGGGCATGACCCGTCTGCTTCGCGACGTTCAGAAAGAATCTTACCGCGCTTGAGTGCATCCGCTTCAGCAGGGGTGTAACCCTTGTAAGGATCAGGAGGCGTCGTCGGGGGTTTAGTCTTAGAACCGGGCCAACCTTCTGGAGGCTTTGGAATACTCGGATCAAAGTATTTCACGCATCTAAATTGCGTATAGTCAAAGTAATAACCGTCCGGGCACGGCCCCTGTCTCGGCGCAGGCTCGCAAAGTCCCGTGTTGGGATTACGCCCGTAACCATCTGGGCACGGCTCTTGTACAGTCGGTTTCTTTACACACTTACCTTCTTCAGGACTGTAATACTCATCAGGCCCGCAAGCCATCGGATCTTTTACGCATTCACCGTTTTGGTCCCTGTAATACCCCTGCGGGCACGGTTTCTGGCACTTATCCGTGATGACATCATATTCAGTCCCCGGCGGACATGGTTCATCCGGCGGAAGTACAGGCTCACATAACTTAGTGATTGGATTACGTACATAACCCGGGTCACACGGCGGAAGTACAGGCTCGCAGATTCCCGTAATCGGATTCTTTAAGAACCCGGGTAAGCACTCGTCCCTTTTGACAGGTTCGCACTTACCTGTGTCGGGATTACGAACGGTACCTTCTGGGCAAGCTTCAGGCGGAATGGGCTCACAAACGCCCGCTGCATTACGTCGGAATCCATCCGGGCAAGCTTCAGGCGGAATGGGCTCACAAACGCCCGCTGCATTACGTCGGAATCCATCCGGGCAAGCTTCAGGCGGAATGGGCTCACAGACGCCCGTCTCTGGGTTACGTCGGAATCCATCTGGGCAAGCTTCAGGCGGGATGGGCTCACAAACGCCCGCTGCATTACGTCGGAATCCATCTGGGCAAGCTTCAGGCGGGATGGGCTCACAAACGCCCGCTGCATTACGTCGGAAACCCTCTGGACACTCGTCCGGCTTAATAGGCTCACAGACGCCCGTCTCTGGGTTACGTCGGAATCCATCTGGGCAAGCTTCAGGCGGGATGGGCTCACAAACACCCGCTGCATTACGTCGGAAACCCTCTGGACACTCGTCCGGCTTAATAGGCTCACAGACGCCCGTCTCTGGGTTACGTCGGAATCCATCTGGGCAAGCTTCAGGCGGGATAGGCTCACAAACGCCCGCTGCATTACGTCGGAAACCCTCTGGACACTCGTCCGGCTTAATAGGCTCACAGACGCCCGTCTCTGGGTTACGTCGGAATCCATCTGGGCAAGCTTCAGGCGGGATAGGCTCACAAACGCCCGCTGCATTACGACGGAAGCCTTCAGGACATGGGTCCGGCGGGATAGGCTCACAAACGCCCGCTGCATTACGACGGAAGCCTTCAGGACATGGGTCCGGCGGGATAGGCTCACAAACGCCCGTCTCTGGGTTACGTCGGAATCCATCCGGGCAAGCTTCAGGTGGGATAGGCTCACAAACGCCCGTCTCTGGGTTACGTCGGAATCCCTCCGGGCAAGTAGGAATGTATACACACTCGCCTGTTACGGGGTCTCGACGGAATCCTTCTGGACATTCATCTGGTTTGATGGGCTCGCACTGGCCCGTCTCCGGATTACGTCGGAAGCCCTCTGGACACGGGTCCGGCGGAATAGGCTCACAGACGCCCGTATCTGGGTTACGACGGAAGCCTTCAGGGCACGGGTCCGGCGGAATAGGCTCACAGACGCCCGTATCTGGGTTACGACGGAAGCCTTCAGGGCACGGGTCCGGCGGAATAGGCTCGCACTGGCCCGTCTGTGGGTTACGTTTAAAGCCCTCTGGGCACGGGTCCGGCGGAATAGGCTCGCACTGGCCCGTCTGTGGGTTACGTTTAAAGCCCTCTGGACACGGGTCCGGCGGAATAGGCTCGCACTGGCCCGTTTGTGGGTTACGTTTAAAGCCCTCTGGGCACGGGTCCGGCGGAATAGGCTCGCACTGGCCCGTTTGTGGGTTACGTTTAAAGCCCTCTGGGCACGGGTCCGGCGGAATAGGCTCACAGACGCCCGTATCTGGGTTACGACGAAATCCCTGCGGACAAGGATCAGGCGGAATAGGTTCGCATAATCCTGTTTTAGGATTGCGATAAAACCCCTTACTACATTCGGTTGGAGGAGGTGGCGGAGGCGGGGGCGGGGGCGGAGGCGGAGCAGGAGGAGGCGGATAAACCGGTATTTCCCCAAACTTTGGTTGTGCTCTAAACGCCGTAGTTTCGTAATAATTTCCCGTATCAACTGGCGCTCGACCAATTGGGGGATTTAACAAAGATTTATACCATTCTGCGAGCGACGTATCGTATGGTTGAAGAGAGCCGATCCCCGTACCTACATTTCTTGGAGTAGGTTGCGTAAGTCCCGTGAGGGGATCAACTGCCCTTAAATTAGCAAAGCCCTGATCTGACTCACTCCCAGTACTGGAAGTGCCACGGTAATAGTCAGACAGGGCGGGAGCGAAAGGGCGGAGGTTCTCGAAATATTTTCGCCTCCTTTCTTCTTCCGTATCCGCTACGCCACCTTCGGCAAATTTTTCTTCTCCCGTATATGTACCGACCGGAACTTCATAACCACTACCCGGCACCCGAGACATTGGATAAGCAGGATTTGGGCGCGGCACGATACCGCCCCCTGCCATCGAATATCCCGACTGCGTCGGCGGAGCTTTGTAAAAGTCTAACGGACCACCTCGCGAGGGGCTGGGTGCATTAGGAGGTGGTTGACTAGGTGGAGGTTGACCGGGTGGAGCCTGACCCTGCTGTGGCTGTCCTCCGACTGGCGTACGTCCAGAATAGTCCGGAAACTGCGTAGTGGACTGCCCAATGTTGTATCCGCCACCGATAAAGTAAGGCTGACCCGGCTCACCTCGACGCGGATTAACTTGCCCGTAGCTGAATGTCGCTGGGGTATACGTCGGCTGCGGCGCAGACGGCATACTCTTAGCCTGCGATTTGCGTTCTGCCCGATCGATGGCATACAGCGCAATAGCCTGCGCCAGTGGATTCTGCATCCCGAAGATGCCGCCCTGCTGGGTGCCACCACCCTGACCCATCGCGCCCGGTTGTTGCGTAACGGTTTGCGGAGCGCCTAACCCTGTCGGGGCCGAAACTCTCCTGATGTAGTCCGATACGTTTTTGGCTTGTTCTTCCGCACTACCGCCTATTCTCGCAGCATACTTTCTGGCGTCGTCTGCGGTTTTATCGTCTACGGCTCGGGCGACACTTGGGATTCCCCCGATTAATGTAGCCCCGGCGTAAGCTTTCATGCCCGCCTCAAGACCCTTCTGCAAATCACCCTTGATGGCTCCGTAGGCTGCACCCGTCACAAGCCCTGTAATTTGAGGGTTTTGAATCGCCGACGTTGCGATTGATTTGATGCCCCTACCTATTGACCCAAGAAAGTCGCTAAGTGAAAACATCTCCGTGCGACCCGTCATCGGATTAACCGATAACTGAATCCCTTGGGCACGAGCAATTTGCTTCATGCTCTCGACTTCTTCAGGCGACATGTGAACGAGGGTGCTGTCCCCGCCACGCCCTTGAGCCGCTACAAGGGAGGCAATACCTCCCATCGGATACTGATTCATAAGCCCCCCACGGGGAAAAGATGTTTAAATTTTATCATGCGGCAGGTTGGTAGATAGCCGCGCCGTAGTTCGATACCCACGATACCGTCAGGATGATCGATGGGATGGCCGGGATATTGCCGCTTGCTGCTACGTACGGGATGACTACGTTCGTGTCTGAAGATTCCCAAGCCAACTCAAAGTAGTCCCCTGCTTCCAACACGAGCACAAAATTCCACGCCGCCACGATTTCGCTGTTAGGACCGTCAATCACGATCTTAGTAGCCGAGTCTGGCAGGTTTACCCCATTAATTTTAGGCCATATATAAACGGCACTAGCACTACCGCCAGTCTTGTCCAACTGAGCCGAGAACTGAAAGTTATATACCCCGGTATTGGCAACGTAGATTCTAGAAGTCGGAACCCCTCGCGTTACTTCGTAATCCGAAACAACCGAGTTGTACGTAAATAAATTAACTGCGTTCGCTACAGGATTAGCCTGTGTCGTCGTATCAAAATACGAAGCGTGCGGAGTCGGTGAATTAATCCGATTTGATATTTGATTGAAGTAAAGACGCAGGACGTTGGCAAACTGATCTTGAAACCGCTGATCCCATGTAGCTGGAGCGATTGGTAGATTCGGAGCAACAACGCCGCGTGGAGTAGACATTACCGACGCCCATCCGGTCGGACATCAATACGCATCATGCCCATCTGCCACGCTACACCGAGATCCGTCGAGTCAATTCGGAACGCCATCTGACGACCACGCACCCGCGTATAAACTTGACCCGTGTATTGCTGAACCGGGATAGTCGCAGTGCGCGTAACGGTCGGAGTATCCGCAGTGGTGTAATTGCTGCCTGAGTTCTGCCTTGGTTTAACGGTCAGCGTTACACTCGGATTCGTTGCATTGGACCCTGTGAAGTTGAGGTCAGGCAACATACGCCAGACATAGCCAAAGGTCTGACCGTCCTGAATATCAAAGTCTGACGTTTCGATAAAAGCTTCAATGGGCAAAGATGGGCTGACCGATGCATCATCATTTCCTACTTCGTGCAGCATGGTTTGATTAGCGACGTAGTAAGAGACAAGAGCATATTGATCATGCGAAGCCGCAGTCGTGTTTTCGGCCCCACGTACACAACCCGTCAACGTATTGCTTGTTTTGCCTGTGTAAGTAATTTTTTCCGAATTAATCTGAATTGTGCCAGCACTGGGATACGTAGAAGCATCCGTCAAAACTATGGTCGTGATTGACGAATTGATCGCTACAGACAGATAAGCAGTCTGAAGGCTAAACGCCGCAATCGGATAATTACGCTGCGAATGCTCTGACCAGAACGAGCGGTTGATGTTGCCGTAGTACCAGATGCGCTCAAGGTAGTTATAGATCACATACCGGTCGTTTATGGTGCTGTTGGCAGATGGGTAGAACCACCAGACTTCGTTATAACCCTCGTTAGCACCTGCTACCACTTGATCAAGCTGGTCATAGTTAATGTCGTTGTAGACAAACTGACGTAAGGTGCAGGGCAGCGTTTCAACACGACCGGAGTACATGAAGAATTTATCACGGCCCATCCAATAGACCACGTTGTTCACGGTCAGCATGGAGTTTTGCGAAGCAATTGATACGTCTTGATCCAGAAGACTAAATGACCACACAAACGGTGGTCCTACGTACTGCATGGAGAAAAGCGCAGTATCCGTCCAGATTAGAATTTCCTGACGAGTATTGACCGCCGCTACGATGTAAGAACCATGCGATAAAGTCTGTTCGCCCGACTGATTCGTGACTTCTGGCACAAACTCGTAGACGTTACCTTGATCTGACCAACGCACTAAAAGCGGGTTAAATGTCGTGCTGAAATTGGTAGGGTCGTAGGGCGTAGAACCGCACGTAATAACAAAGTCGTTAACAGGTGAGTCAATAATGACATTGACTTCGTTTGGCACGTGCCGACCCGCGTAGCTAAACGATACTGCCGTGGCAGTTAGTGATGACGTAGTAGCCGCAGAAAGCGTGACGGAAGTGTTGCCCGTCCAAGCCGTCGTGACGTAAGTCCCAGAAGCGATACCAGTGCCAGAGACTACAGACCCCGTATTAATACCGGTCGCATCGGCAACAACAATTGTCGTGGCACCCGATGCCGCCGTAGCCGTCGTGGTTGTTTTAGTTTCAGTATTGGCCTTTTCTTCCAACGTGACTGCACGAGGCCACGTTGAAGTGTTCAACGTCCAAAAATAAATTTCTCCGCCACGCTCGGCAAACATCAAATCGTTGCCGTAGTTAAACATGGACCATAAACGCATCGGGAGTCCTGCTCCCGCACCAGCCGTAGCCGCAGCGCCCCATCCACCGCCGCCCCAAGGCGCACCGCCCCAACCCACGGTAGTTGTGTAAACCGCGTTACCCGCATCGATATCAAACTTGGCTACAACAAGCGAACCACCGCCCGTCGTCGTAGAACCCGCATTAGCGTCAGCGTAAAACGTAAACGTATTAGCGTTTGGTACCGATTGAATCTCGTAATCACCGTTTAACGTCAGGCTGGCAACCGTCGTTGCCCCCGAGAAATTGACATAAGTACCAATGCTGGACGCATGTGATGAAGCCGTAACCGTAACAAGTCGGCTACCTGAAGTGGTCGAGAAGGGATTTTGAGATAAGGTGAGGGAGTTACCCAGCGGCGTAATGTCGTGGTACTGCCCTCCCAGTTCTACGTAAACCTTCTGATTGGTCGCAACGCCTAGAAGATTCTGGCCCACGGTCGTGATCCAGTTCCAAAGCATCCGGCAGACGCCTTTAAACGTACTACCACCTACATTAATACTCTGCCAGCCGCCAATTTTCTCAGCGTACCCAGAGCGGAACCGAATTTTGTCACCCGCGAAGAATCCGCCCTCGTTGGCGTAGCTCGTAGACTCACGGTTGACGCCGGGGCGCAATTCCAATTTCTGTAAGGGCATCTAGGCAACTCCTGACAGATACAACGCACGTTCATCGTTGCGCCGTTTGACCAATCCCGGCAGTACTTTACCACCCGCCTTGGTCCATTTCAGGAATTCATCAGCCGCATCTTCGTAATCACCCCGGTTGGTCTTCATCCGGAGAGAAGATCTCTGAAGATTTCCAAGCCCCACGTTGAAGGCAAAAGATACGAGAGAATCAAAGACTCCTTGGCGACCAATAGCAGCAGGGCAAAGTCGAAGAACCCCACGCTCAAACCGACCAAGATCTTGAGCAAGAATAGCGTCCACCTCTCCCATACTGAGGATGCGATCCCAGCCTGCGGGTACCGGTAGATTCTTGCGCTCTTCATATTTGACCGCCGCATGGGTGGGGTCAATCACGTGGCCGACGCCAACCGTCCACAAGAGGGCAGGGCAGCGGTAAGGTTTAGTCCTTACCCCCTCGTGATGCTTGATCATCTGGATGGCGGCGGGACTGACCTTCACCGCTTATCCCTTTTTCTGGAATGCTTGAGTCCCGAACCAGAAAGCGATAATTGAAGACAGAATTAGCATTTCGTCGTCCGAGAAAACATTCTCCATCGCCACCGCAAAAGGGATGCCTGTGGTGTACGCATACCAAACCCCGGCGACATTTAGCGCCACGAGTTCCAGCACGAAGATATACGTCACCACCGGACGCACACTGGCGCGAAGATTGATCATCCACTGCGATGCCCCTTTGCCGATCTCAATGTCGTGTTGGTACAGGGCTTGGCGCTCCTCGGCAGCAGTCTGAGTCTGGACCTGCTCCAGCTTGATCTCTTCGACTCGTGCCTGTGCAATGAGGCCGCGCTCGGCCAACGCCAACTCACGTTCCTTCTGAGCAGCAACGAGGGCAAGTTCATGCTTCTTATCCTGCCGGTCTTGGAAGATCGACAAGATCTTGGGCAACCCGCCTGCCAGAAACGACAGGAATGTACTGACGAGCGTCATCATGCTATTGGCTCCCACCTTTTGGTGGTTTCATTAAAAGCCCAGTTTGGTGGAGGGGGTACTAAAACCCAAGACGTAGTAGACTCGTCCCATCTATAAACATTGTTGTCATTTGGTTTGGGGACGGGAGCTTCCCATTTCGCAGTTTCTGGGTTTAATACCCAAGAAGGGTATGGCTGCATCCAAATAAAAGCATCTTTTGAAGGGTCATACACACCTCCAATTTCTGCATAATTTTTACGGAAATTAGCGTTATAGCTTGTCTGCTTCCAAATGGTGTCTGCCCCATAAAGCGACTGACAGAACGCTACGCCAATGGGTTCAGAATCTGGAAAAGGTAAATTTTCAATAACATCATTGTTAATAGCAACGACTGTAAGAACGACGTTGTTTTCGTCTAATTTTGCAAAGTGCGCCATAAACTAGCTCCTTAAAAAGTAATTGAACCAGAGCCAGTCCATCTATAAATGCGATACCCACCTGCCGTATTAACTACAGGAGACCCAGTCGTTGCTGAAGCAGCGGGAGAAGAAGAAGGGTAACGTATGATGACAATTCCAGAACCGCCCGGAGCGTTACCACCAGTTTTACCACTACCACCACCGCCGCCAGAATTTGCACCACCCTCCCCTCCAGAACCACTAGGTGATCCGGCATTACCCGGACTTCCGGCACTACTACCCGCTCCAGTGCCGCCACCACCAGAACCACCACCGCCGCCGTAATAATAGCCACCGCCACCGCCACCGCCACCGCCCTGACCGCCCTGACCGCCTACAGAAAAATACGACCCGCCACCGCCACCGCCGCCGTAATAATAGTTAGCAATACCGTTATATCCGTTTAATACACCGATGCCGCCCGGACCGCCTTCTCTACCAGCATCTTCTTGTCCCGGCGGTTGATAGTAATTTGATCCGGGTCCTCCTGCTCCGCCACCGCCACCGCTAGCGTAATTTTGGCCTCCATCACCTGACCCGTTTGGAAAATTACTAGGCCAAGCTGCAGTAATATTCCCAAAAACTGAACTTCCACCAGCATTATTACCGCCACCACCTACAGTAACTGTATACGTATTTCCCCCAATAGCTTTAAAACCAGTAGCGGTTTGATACCCACCGGCTCTTCCTATAGCTCCTCCTGATATCAAAAAATAATCTACGTCGAATACCGCCGGTCCACCAGCCAAAAGTATTTGTTGAATGGTCATAACTTAACTCACGTTTCCGCTAATGATGCAATAAGACGCATTAATGAAAAGAATCGTGGCAATACCGCGAGTAGCTAGCGTTACACCCGTGCGATTGGTATTAGTGCCTACAACATAACCCGTTGTGGTACTGATATTTATACTGACACTGCCTGTCGTATCGTTATAAACAGAAATCGCATTACCCGTTGCAAAAGTATTATTGGGTATTAGCACTTTACCGCTCGTGCTTAGCGTAACGAACTCACCAAGATCAGAGGTCGTCAGCGTGTACTCTGAAGTTTTGGCTGTACCGGCTGATGGGATATTGCGGAGGTTGCCTGAACCATCTGACGATGTAGTAAAGGTAGCGGTCGTGCCAGTAATGGTCGTGATGTTGGCACTCGTTCCCAAGAACGTCGTCGTAGACTGAGCGCCCATCGTGGTGGCGCTAATAGTGGTTCCAGTCAGCGTTGTGATATTGGCCGATGTGCTTGTCAGCGTCGTGATGTTAGCCGACGTTGCATTTAACGTGGTCAGCGTCAGGCTGCTATTGATGGCCGTCAGATAACTCGTCGCCTCGACGATATCTGTGCCATTACTGACGAGAATCTTCTTCTCGGTCGCAGCGACGGAAACACCCGTTTGCCCGGTCACTTTGACCGTTACGGCACCCGTAGTGTTGTTATAGATAAAATAAAGTTTTTTATTAGCGGGAACAGCAAGCACCGTGTTGGTACCACCCGTACCCGTCAATTCGATATACATGTTACGGGCTACGCCAGTTGCACCATCTGGGATGGTGATCGTCGTCGTATTACCCGTCGTTACGGCCTGCGTAACGTAACCTGAAATGGCCTGCTCAATGAGCGTACCAAGGTTAGTATTAGTGGTATTGCCCCACGTACCGGCTTGGTCTCCCGTACCGATAAGCTCAAGGGCCAAATTAGTGCTGAATGTACTAGCCATTTTTAATTACCTCACGCCGCGATTTGTGTCCAGTTCGCGTTCTGATTAGTGTCAATTAATCCCCATACATTTACTGCGGGTGTTTGTGAACCAATATACCCTGTTGCCGAAACTCCCGTAACTAGGTAGGCAACCTGAACTACTACCGTACCAATCTGACCCGTTGCCGATACGCCGGTTACGCCATAAGCCGATTCCGTCGTTACCGTGCCAATCCCACCTGTCGCTGATACCCCTGTTACTTGGGCGATGTATTCAGCATAGACAGTTACCGTACCAAGTTGCCCTGTACCTGCAACGCCATCCTCAATAACTATCGCGTCAGCAACAACAACTTCATCACTGAGGATGACTTGAGCTTGAACGCCTGTAATCTCGACTGTAACCGGGAACCCGACGTTACCAAGCTCTCCGGTACCTGCGACTCCCGTAACTGGGAACCTACAGTCAAGTACAAGCGATACAGTTCCTACCGCTCCTGTGGCGCTAACGGAGTCCTCAAAGACATTAGCAGCGCCGGTAGCAACAACACAGCCGCCCCAGCCTAGTTCTCCGAACCCGTCAAGTCCCCAGCCTCCACAGATTTCCCCGCTGGCTGAGACTCCGGTTACAGCAAAAGGCGCTTCGGCGGCAACCGAAACCGTCCCAATCTGCCCAGTACCTTCAACGCCATCTTCAATTACTATTGCCGTAGCAACAATAATCTCATCGCCTAACTCGACTGTAGCAGCATTTCCAGTAACAGCCGCAAAAGCACTTTTCTGAGCAAAAACCGTGATGGTTCCTACCGCAGCGGTCGCAGTAAGATTACCAACACCCTCGCCCCAACCTTGTTGGCCCCAGCCTACGCCGGAAGCGTTCCAACCGCTGAAGGCGACTATGACGCCTGCCACGGTCCTTGCCTAACTTAATTAGGCGATACGAAGGATCGCAGTCGAAGCCGCAGCAGCCGGGAACTGGATGGTGAAGTTACCAGCCGTCGAGGTCTTGTCACCGCCGAATGCCAGCACTGCCACAGCCTTGTTGCTCTGAGTCGCGTTGTAAATCAAGGCACCGTTTGCCGTGATCGTGGCGCTCGGGAACGTCAGGTCATCAAAGTCGATGAACGCCGTCGTACCGCTTGAAGTCGGCACCTGCGAGATCGTGAGCGTCAGACCGCCAGCCGTGTAGTTCGTGCCAGACGTAGACACTTCATCCGAAGTCGTATACGCAGTCGTCGCTGCGCTCAACGTAGCCGAAGAAGTGTACAGAGCCAGCTTGAATACATCCGCTGCCGTCGAAGCACGGACCACGCCGACACCAAAGTTGTGGATACCGTCAAGGATCTCAACCTTGAACGATGTTGCCATTGCCTGAGTGATAGCCATCTCAATCTCCTAAACGCGAAGCCGCGTCGTTAAACCCTTGTTCAATTAAGTTACGTTGTGCAGTTTTTAACGCCGCACTTTGCGCCTCTTGCAGATACTTTGTCAGTATCAGTTTTAAACCCTCGCGGGTTTCAGCACGAAGCGCACGGTTGACCGCACGCTCAGCAATCTCTTCTACCGTGTGTTCACGGCTATTTGTGGTCTGGACAAACACCTGACCAACTTCTACTCCGCCTACAAAGCTCATGTGACCGGAATCCTAGCTTGACCAGAACGATATGCATCCTGACGATCCAAGCCGTCGCCAAGACGTTTGAGAAGGCCCAGTGCCTCCTGATACTTTGCCTCGTAGTTCTGCATCATATCGGCTTCGCCCTTCAAGTACGTGTACGCTTCGCGCAACGACCCATAGAGCAGCACCGACTCGAAATTATCCCCGAGCCATGACGTACCGTAATTAACGATAGACACCGGGTAATAATAGTAATGCAGTTCCATCGAATACGTATTATCAGGAGTCGGGCCTAACAACATAGTCGTGTCGTCCCAAATCGCGTAATACGCGGGTTTACCTGTGCTATTCGGAGGCGGATAGGCTTGCCGAATGTAGTTCACATCCTTATTGAGCAGATACTCGTAATCCCCAGTAGTCGGGTCGATTACTGCCAATGAGAACGTCGAAAGCCAATCAGACGGTAGTGCAAGGTACTGGAAGTTAATCGTCGTCGTACCCGTCACGTTTTTACGAATCGCCGGGATCTGAACTGAGTTGTAGATCCGCTCTTCAGCTACCTGCACAAACGTAGGAATATTCGCTACGAAGCTCTGCTCCGTAGACTCACAATACTCCTGAATCAGTGTAGAAAGCTGACTGTAATTCACGGCGACCAGCCCGACCGATACTTCATATCCGTATCAA